CTGGTCGGCATGGGCGTGGTCAAGCCGACCGAGGAAGAGCTAGCCGAGATGGAGCTGGCCGCAGGCCAAGGCCAGCCGCAGGATCCGAATGCGATCTACCTGCAAGCCGCAGCGGAGGAAGCCGTCGCCAAGGCCGAGAAGGCCCGCGCGGATGTGATCGACACGATTGCGGATGCGGAACTGAAGCAAGCGAAAACGGCAGAGGTGCTGGCGGGCATTGGCGTCGAACCCGTGGCTGCGTCCGCCTCCCCTCCCTCGGCCACGCCTGGCGCCCCGGCCAGCACTTCTGCCGCCTCGCCTGCTCCCAACGTGCTCGACGAGATCGAGACCGAGAAGAAGCTTCTTCAGCTCGAGCAGCTGCGCCTCGAGACCTCGCTCAAGTTCCGCGAGGCGCAGGCGAAAGAGGACGAGAAGGAGCAGCTCGAGAAGCTGCGCCAGGCCGAGCTGTCAGTTCAGGACGCAGCCGAGCAGTTGGTTACGGCGAGTCAGGACATCAAAGCCACAATCGACGCGCTGATTCGATCCAACGAATCGACAGCGAAGGACGCCATCGAGGCGATCAAGCGTCCGAAACGCATCATCAGAGAAAAGGGCCGCATCGTCGGCGTGGAGTAAACAATGACGCTTCAGTATTCCGTAACTGTTCGCAACGCCAAGCTCGATGCGGTCGAGACTGCCATCGGCGCTTCGGCTGTGCTCAAGATCCGCAGCGGCTCGGTTCCTGCCAACTGCGCGGCGGCAGACAGCGGCACGGTTCTGGCAACAATCAACCTGCCGTCAGACTGGATGGACGCCGCCACCGGCGGCACTAAGTCGAAGGCGGGAACCTGGACGGATGCGTCTGCGGATGCATCCGGAACTGCCGCACACTTCCGGTTATATGCATCCGACGGCACCACCTGTCACGCGCAGGGCACCGTCGGGACCAGCGCAACGGACATGATTGTTGACAGCGTGAGCTTTACGAGCGGGCAGTCTTTCACTGTGACCGCGTTCACCCTGACGGCGGGTAATGCGTGATGGATGTCTTTTTGATCAAAGACGGAAAGGTAGACAACTGCATCTGTGCGGACAGCGTAGAACGCGCGCAGAGGTTTTACCCCGACCACATCTGCATCGAGCGCACGGACGCACTGCGCGGCTATGGCCCGGGCGATCTGTACGACGGGCAGAACTTCTCGAAAGCGCCATACGTACATGTAATCCTCCCGGTCAGCCGACTGGAATTCCTGCGTCGCTTTACGCCTGAGCAGCGCATCGCCATCCGGGCATCGACCGACCCGGTAATCATTGACGCACACGAGCTGCTCGACATTGCCACCGAGATCGCTGCTGACGACCCAGACACGATCCGATATGTGCGCTATCTGCAACAGCAGGGCTTCATTTCGGCAGCAGATGCCGACCGCATTCTGGAGGTAGATCAGTGAGCCTCGGCGGACCTGTACTGCGTCAGCATGTAGTCGAGTTCATCGATGGGACCGGCATCAAGACCGATGGCGTGGTTGACACGTCAGACACCGCTTCGCCATTTAGCTGGACTGTGCCTGCTGGTGTGACAAAACTTTTTGTAACTGGGTGTGGTGGCGGTGCTGGTGGAAATGGCGGAAGTGCTAACGCAACCGCCGCTGCAGGTGGCGGTGGTGGCGGCGCAGGAATGTGCGTTATAAATCTTCCGGTTGATGTTGTTGCAGGAACAAACCTGACAATTGCCATTGGCGCGGCAAGTAACGGCAGTGCTGCGTCTAACAACGTTGCGGCAGGAGGAAGCACCACTATTTCTCCTGTGTCTGTTGCTCTTTTTAACATTAACAGTACAACATTTGAAATTTTAGGCGCTGGTGGGTCTTTTGGTATGTCTGGTGGCGCAGTTAATGGCGGCTCTGGAGGTGAGGGCGGAAGATTTAACCTTAACAACGGCGGTGGCAGCGCATCCAATACATCTCCCGGCCCCGGCGGAAATTCTTTAACACTCCTATTTGATCCATACTGCTTTACCCGAGGCGGCGCTGGCGGCGGGGGGTACAACACGACAGGAGGTTCGTCAGCGGGGGGTAATGGTGGCGGCGCTGGGTCTAATACTTTTGGTAACTGGATGGATCAAGGCGGAGTAACTGCTGCGGTCGGCGGAACTGGCGGGCAAAACGGAACACGCAGTTCTGGTGGTGGCGGAGCTGGCGCTTCTAGTTTCTTTGGAAACGGAGGAAATGGAGGCGGTAATGCCGCAAGTTCAAGCCAAGACGGAAGCAACGCTACAGGGTATGGAGCTGGCGGCGGTGGTGGCGGTGGTGGCGGTTCTGGCGGAAATGGATCAAAAGGATATATTCGATTTGTCTATTGGAGCATTGACTAAATGCTAGGCGGGCCAGTTATAAAGCAACACATTGTAGAATTCATCCGCGGAACCGGCATCAATATAGACGGAATACTAGATAGCACAAGCGCTAACGGTCCGTGGACGTGGACTGTTCCCCTCGGAGTTGCGCAGATTTTTGCAACTGGTTGCGGAGCAGGATCTGGCGGCACAGGCGGTACAAATGCAACAAACAGTGGTGGCGGTGGTGGTGGCGGAACTGGCTTATGTTGTATTGATTTTCCTGTTGAGGTTGTTCAAAACACCTCTTTGACAGTAACAGTAGGGGCAAAAGGCACAGGCGGAACACCAACAACCGCCGCAACAGCGGGCGGAGATACGACGATTGATGGCGTTGTCACGCCAATCATGACCGACACCGGATCGACTATAAAATTCTTGGGCGGCGCTGACGGCACTACAACAACAAGCAGCGCGGGAGTGGCTGGGCTGTCTGGTGGTAAAGTTATTGCTGGTGGAAGCGGTGGCGCATCAGCAGCATCGCCAGCGAGTGGAAGTCAAAATGGCACATTAACTGCATTTCGGATTTTTGCGACAAGCGGTTCTGGTGGCGGTGGAGCCAGCACGTCCGGAAGCACCAACGGGGCCGCTGGCGGCGGAATTGGAAATGGTCGGTTGATTTTTTGGACTAGCCGATCCGACCCAGCAGGAACAAATCCAGTCGGAGGGTCCGGCAATAATACTGGTTCTTCTTCGCGTGGCGGCGGCGGGTGCGGTGGCTCCAGCCCGTTCGGCGAAGGAGGCAACGGAGGCAACGGCGGAGTCAATGGAGCCAACGCAACCGGCTATGGGGCTGGAGGTGGCGGGGGTGGCGGTGGAGCAAACGGAGGGGACGGTTCAGATGGATATTTACGGATTACATACTGGAGCGCTGACTGATGGCAATTTCTGAAGCATTTAACGGCAGCGCCTCGATCAGTACAACTGAGTATGATTTGCCTAGTGCAAGCACGACTGTCTCCGCGCAGACGACTGACGGGATCTACCAGCTTTTTCTGGATCTTAATGCACTGACCTCGACCGAACAGTACACGCTCAAAATCTACGAGAAGGTTCAATCAAGCAGCACGCAGCGCGTGGTGCAGGAAGTTGTATTCGCTGGGGCGCAGTCTGAACCTGTTTACGTCACGCCTGCGATCCTGTTCCTTCATGGCTGGACGTTCACCCTGACGAAGAATTTCGGTACTGACCGCACCATCAACTGGTCCATCCGGTCGGTTGCCTAATAAATGATCTGGTGGGGGCCGTTACTTCAGGGCGGGGCAGAGCTACAGTCTGCAGCCGGCGCCATCACCGGAACCCTCAACGTCACCGAGGCCGATGACACTCTAGCCAGCACTGGCGCGCTAGCGATTGCGGGCAGCCTAGCGGCCACCGAAGAAGGCGACAGCCTAGCCTCTACCGGAATCCTACCGCTCACAGGCTCTCTGACCGTAACCGAAGAAGGCGACACGCTCGCCTCGACCGGAACCCTGCCGATCACCGGTAGCCTCAGCGTCACCGAGGAAGACGACGCCCTAGCATCCACCGGCGCGCTGGCTATCACTGGCAGCTTGTCTGTCACCGAAGACGGCGACACACTTGCGTCAAGCGGCACCTCCGGCGCGACGGGCAGCCTCAACGTCACCGAGGAAGGCGACACGCTTGACTCCACCGCGACCATTACCCAGTTGGTGGGCGGCGGTGGCATTGGCAAGCAAAAGCGCCAACGCGGCTGGGCGAACGAGCGCGCCAGGCTTGAGGCGTCGCTGAAGACTGAAACCGCAGCGCAGGAAGTCAAGACTGCCACCAAGATCCTGCGCGCGTCCGACTCTGAATCCGCCCGACGGGTGGCCGAGCTGGTGCGCGAATACGAATCTGCCCGCGCTACGCTCGAACAGCTCCGCACCGAGGTCGAGCGTCTTCGGGTCGAGACAGAAACCTCCGAGCGCCTGCGCGATGAGGTCGAGACTGCGGCCAAGGTTGTCGAGATATTCGCGCAGGAGGAGGCCGAGCTGCTTGAGATCCTCGACATCATCGACGAGATGGAGTCAAGAGCGTTGCTGGTTGCACTTGGCATCGCTGCGTAATATCAATTAATATTGATTCATGGTTTCCGCCAACCAACCAGGCGAGTATATGGATATCGAAAACACGGCAGAAGAGGTCGAACTCGAACCAGAAGCGCCAGAGACCGAGACGGTCGAGGATGTGGAAGAGGAAGAGGTAGTCGTCTCGATTGGTGAGGAGTCGCCACCTCACGAGGAAGAATCGCAGCCCGCGCCACAGTGGGTTAAGGAGCTGCGCAAGAGCCACCGCGAGCAGCAGCGTCTGATTCGAGAGCTTGAAGCCAAGCTGTCCACTGCGGAGCCGAAACGGCCGCCGCTTGGGAATAAGCCGAAGCTCGAGGACTTCGATTACGACACTGACAAGTTTGAGGGCGCTCTCGAAAGCTGGTACGAGCGAAAGCGTGCAGTCGATGCCGAATCGGCGAAAGCCAAGGCGGCAGAGGAAGAAGCAGCACGTTCGTGGCAGGCGAAGTTGGATGACTACGGCAAGGCCAAGTCGGCGTTGCGGGTACGGGACTACGAGGACGCAGAAGCGACCACGCAAGAAGCGCTCTCCGAGGTCCAGCAAGGCATCCTGCTTCAAGGCGCAGATAACCCGGCACTGGTTGTGTACGCAATCGGGAAGAACCCGAAGCGTGCAAAGGAGCTAGCAGCGATCTCCGATCCCGTGAAATTTGCATTCGCGGTTGCGAAACTCGAAAAGGAACTCAAAGTGACCACTCGAAAGCCGCCGCCGCCGCCGGAGTCGCCCGTGAAAAGCTCGGGCCGCACGGCAGGGACTGTAGATAACCAACTCGACCGCCTGCGGGCTGAGGCACTGAAGACGGGTGATCTGTCGAAGGTGCTGGCCTACAAGCGGGCAAAGCAGAAATAGAGGACTGAAAAATGGCTAATGCATTCTCGAAAGAGGAAATCGTTGCCTTTGAGAACATTCTCGAGGGCTTCCAAGACGCGCTGGTACTGTCGCGCAACGTCGCTGTGTTCAACACCGACGCCACCACGATGGAGCGCGCACGCGACACCATCTGGCGCCCGATGCCCTACATCGCGCAAAGCTTCGACTCGACCGTAGGCTCGAGCATTTCGTCCAACTACGACGACATGACTCAGCTTTCGGTACCGGCAACGCTCGGCTTCTCCAAGACGTCGGCTTGGAAGCTGAACGCCAAGGAACTGCGTGACGCACTGCAGGAAGGCCGCCTCGGCGACGCTGCAAAGCAGAAGCTGGCGTCCGACATCAACCGCTCTGTCATGAACGCTGCTGCTAACCAGGGCACGCTGGTCGTTGCAGTTGCTGGCGCTGCCGGTGACTACGACGACGTTGCTCTGTGCGACGCGATCATGAACGAGCAGGGCGTGCCGGATTATGACCGATACTTGGCTCTGTCGACCCGCGACTACAACGGCCTGGCTGGCAACCTGGCGACGGCTACCCGCTCGTTCGGCAACGCAAAGTCGGACCGCGCGTATGAGCGTTCGTACGTCGGCATGGTTGCTGGTTTTGAGACCTACAAGCTGGACTACGCAAACCGTCTGGCAGCACAGGCCACCTCTGTGACCATCGCTACCAACGGCGCGCAAGTTCGGTTCGTTCCGCGTGCGACCACGACTGCAACCGCAGGCGTGCTGAACGTGGACAACCGCTACCAGCAGGTCACGGTTTCGACGACCAGCGGCGTCAACGCAGGCGATGCGTTCACGATTGCTGGCATCGAAGCCGTTCACCAGATCACCAAGCAGTCGACGGGCCAGCCCAAGACTTTCCGCGTGATCTCGGTAGATTCTGGCACGACCATGACGATCAGCCCTCCGATGATCGGTGCGAACTCGGCTCCCACGGACGCCGAGCTGCAGTACAAGAACATCAACGTGGCTAGCACGTCTGCAACTGCTGCGATCAACTGGCTGAATGATAACGCTTGCAACGTCAACTGCTTCTGGCAGCGCGATGCAATCGAGCTGTTGCCGGGCCGGTATGCTGTCCCGACCGATAGCGGTGCCGCAGTACTGCGCGCATCGACGGATCAGGGCATCGAGCTGGTCATGCAGAAGTTCTATGACATCGACACGATGACGATCAAGTATCGTCTGGACACGCTGTACGGCGTGGTCAACCGTGCTCCTGAGATGTCGGGCGTACTGCTGTTCGGACAGTAATGATCCGATAAGCTAAACTTTGGGGGGCGCAATGCCCCCCATTTTTTTTGAGGTGAACGATGCCGCTCAAAAAGGGTTACAGTAAAAAATCAATCAGCGAGAACATCTCTAAAGAGGTGAAGTCAGGCCGCCCGCAGAAGCAGGCGATTGCGATTGCGCTTTCGACCGCGCGGGAAGCGGCCATGAAGGCAGGCAAGCCGAGCAAGGCTCCGAAGGCGAAGAAGAAGTAGGAGGGAAAGTGGATTTTCCGAGACACGTATACAAGTCACCCGGGCCATATGCCAAGACATCGAGCCACCCGACATGGGGTTGCGCGACGGTTGTTGACGAGGCCGATCTGGCGGAAGCTCTGAAAACGGGCCACTGGTTCGAGACGGTCGAGGAGGCTATCGAAGCGGCGGGCGTGAATGCCTATCCCAAACTCAAAGGCAAGGCGCGCGTGCGTGAGCTGCGCAGGCGGAAGGTGGTCGAAATCATGGACAACGGCCCGCCTACACGCTCTGAAATGGAGATGCAAGCGAAAAAGCTCGGCATCGGATACAATGCCCGGACGAGCGATCAAGTGTTGCTCAGTCGGATCAGCGAGGTGATGAGGAGTGGCGTACACACGAAGACAGTTCGTTGAAGCAGCGCTGACCGAGATCGGCCTGGCGTCCTACGTGTTCGATCTATCGCCCGAGCAGTTGGAATACGCTCGGCGACGGCTCGACGCCATGATGGCCGATTGGAATGGTAAGGGCATTCGCCTGAGCTATCCTATTCCCGCATCGCCAGAGCAGGGTTCGATTAACGACGAAACGTCGGTGCCTGACTCTGCCAACGAAGCAATCATCCTCAACCTGGCTCTACGCCTGGCGCCCAGCTACGGCAAGGCTGTCATGCTCGAGACGCGCATTGCAGCTAAAGGCGCATACGATACCGTTCTGCAGCGCGCAACAGCGCCCATTGAGCAGCAGATGCCCGGCACCATGCCAGCAGGCGCAGGCAACAAGTACTGGCGCGTTGCGGATGACCCCTTCCTCGAGCCGCCTGTTGATCCCGTCGAGACCGGGCCTGAAGGCATATTGGAGTTTTACTGATGCCCACGATTAACCAGCTTTCGAGCATCGGCGAAGTCACTTCGGCTGATCAGATCCCGACCTACGACGAGTCGAACGGCGACACCAGAAAGATGTCGGTTCTGCAACTGCAGGACTACATCGAAACCAACCTGGACATCGCTGACGTTGGCTTCCTCCAGGCAGGCACGGGCGCGGTCGAGCGGACTGTTCAAAGCAAGCTGCGGGACGTTGTGTCGGTGAAGGATTTTGGGGCTGTGGGGGATGGGGTAACAGACGACACGGCGGCGATTCAGGCGGCGCTCAATGCCGCAGCTGAATCAAACAAACGATTG